ATGCTGCCGTCATGGGGTTGTGGATCATGAGCATGGACACGGGAGATACCAGCACCTTCGTGCCTGCCATAGCGATGACGGACGCTGCGGATGCCGCAATGCCATCGATTTTCACGGTCACATCACCCTTGTAGTCCATGAGCATATTGTAGATTTGCGCTGCAGCCACGCAGTCGCCGCCGGGAGAGTTGATCCACACGGTGATGTCACCGCTGCCGGACATCAGCTCGTCCTTGAAGAGCTGCGGGGTGACATCATCGTCAAACCAGCTTTCCTCGGCGATGGTGCCGTTGAGAAACAGCGTCCGTTCCGCTGTCTCCATCTGGTTCTTCCAATTCCAGAACTTCTTCATCGGATTTTTCCTCCTTCCTGTTATCGATAGCTGTATCTGCAAAAGCCCCAGCATTTTTCAGCGGGAGCATATTGCCGTTAATGAGGTACAGGTCGCCGCCGTCCTCTGCCGGGATGCGGTCGAGGTTTTCAAGCTCACGAATGTCATTTGCAGACATCCAACCATTCTGGCGACCGATGGCGTACCCATTCATGCGGCTCTGGTAATCGCCGCGGAGCAGACCTTCCAGATTGAACTTCACGAAATATGCCGATTTTTCGTCCGGGGACAAAAGCGACCGCTGAATGGACTGCTCCCAACGGATGACCCAAGGGTCAAGGGTGTATTTCACAAACTCAAGGGATTGCTGCTCAATATTGGAAAAGCTCGACTTTTCCAGATCCCCGACCATGTGTGGCGGGACTCGGAAAATTCGAGCGATTTCATTGATTTGGAATTTGCGTGTTTCCAGGAACTGCGCCTGTTCCGGCGAGATGCCGATGGGCGTGTATTTCATACCTTCTTCCAGAACGGCGATTTTATTGGCGTTGCCGCTGCCGCCGAAGGTGGACTGCCAGCTTTCCCGCACACGCTGCGGGTCTTTGATAGTACCGGGATGTTCCAGCACACCGCCCGGAGCGGCACCGTTGGCGAAAAACTTCGCACCGTACTCCTCGCAGGCAATCGCCATGCCGATGGCGTTCTTCGCCATAGCGATGGGGCTATAGCCCACCAGACCATCAAAGCCCAAGCCGGGGATGTGAAGAACATCCGAAGGCTGAAGCGTTACGGAGAATTCCTTATTTTTTATAGCTTCGTCCGAGCCACGGTAATAGGTGTAGTACAGCCGACCGTTTTCGTCTCTGTCCACCGACATCTTGTTCGGCATAAGCGGGTACAGAGCTACGATCTCGTTCTTTCCGTTGCGGATGATCTGCGCATAGGCGTTGCCCCAGAGGAGCAGGTGCGTCATGAGGGTTTCCCGGAACACAAAAGAACTCATCTCCGGGTTCGGCTCATCATGGAGCAAGCGGTAGAGCGGATGGTCGAGCGCCATTGCCTTGCCGCCGCTGTCCGTGTATTTGTAGAGGTGCAGCGGCAGCCCCGCCACAGCCTCCGACAGGATGCGGACACAGGAATACACGGCAGTCATCTGCATGGCGGAGCGTTCCGTCACCGTTTTGCCGGAGGTTGTACCGCCCATGAAAAAGGCATAGTTGCTGCCTGCTGTTCTGTCTTGAGGCTTGTCCCTGGATTTGAACAGCCCTGAAAAAATACCCATATTAAATGCTCCCTTCATATAAATAAAAGACCTCGACTGTCATAAACAGACTCGGCCTTGTCGTTTCCACAGCGTATAGCTCTGTCAAGTGCCATAATGGTCGCCACGGCACCGTCGATTTTCTCTGTGGACTTCTCCTTGTCCGGCTTGATATTGCCCGCCGGGTCGGTGCGGATAAAGATGTTGTCCATCATCCAGCGGAGAACGGGATGTCCGCCGTGGGCAATTCGCTGCTCCAGCACCAGCTTCATCAGCTCCTTGGTGGGCGGGGACATATCCTTGAAGCCCTGTCCGAAGGGAACGACCGTAAAGCCCATGCCCTCAAGGTTCTGCACCATCTGCACAGCACCCCAGCGGTCGAAGGCGATTTCACGGATATTGAAGCGTTCACCCAGACTCTCAATGAACTTCTCAATGTAGCCGTAATGAACCACATTGCCCTCGGTGGTTTGGAGGTATCCTTGTCGCTCCCACACATCATACGGCACATGGTCACGCCGCACTCGGAGTTCCAGGTTGTCCTCCGGTATCCAGAAGTACGGAAGGATGATGTATTTGTCATTCTCATCTTCCGGAGGAAACACCAGAACGAATGCCGTAATATCTGTGGTGGAAGACAAGTCCAGGCCACCATAGCAGACTCGGCCTTCCAGATCGTCCTCGCTGACGGCGAACTCACATTTGTCCCATTTCTCCATGGGCATCCAGCGCACAGCCTGCTTGACCCATTGGTTCAAACGAAGCTGCCGGAAGGAGTTCTCCTCACCGGGGTTCTGCTTCGCCGATTCGCAGGCATCCTTGACTTTGTCGATGCCCACTGTAATGCCGAGGGAGGGATTTGCTTTCTTCCAAACCGCCGGATCTGTCCAGTCATCCGATTCCTCCGCACCGTAGATAACGGGATAGAAGGTGTGGTCGATTTTGCGTCCCTCGATGATATCCTTGGCCTTCTGGTGAATTTCATAGCAGATAGATTTCGTATCGTTGCCGGCCGTGGTGATGAGGAAATACAGCGGCTGCATACGGGCATCGCCGGAGCCTTTCGTCATGACATCAAAGAGCTTGCGGTTGGGCTGGGTGTGCAGCTCATCGAACACCACGCCGTGTGTATTGAAGCCGTGCTTGTTGCCGACATCAGCGGAGAGCACCTGATAGATACTGCCCGTTGGCTGATAAATGAGCCGCTTCTGGGAATCCAGTATCTTGACCCGCTTGGAAAGTGCCGGACACATCCGTACCATGTCGGCCGCCACATTGAACACGATGGATGCCTGCTGACGGTCAGCAGCGCAGCCGTAAACCTCGGCACGTTCCTCACCGTCACCGCAGGTCAGCAAAAGAGCAACGGCGGCAGCCAGTTCAGACTTGCCCTGTTTCTTGGGGATTTCGATATATGCGGTATTAAACTGGCGATAGCCGTTGGGCTTCAGTGTTCCGAAAATGTCTCGGATGATCTGTTCCTGCCAGTCGATCAGCTCGAAGGGCTTTCTCGCCCAGGTGCCTTTGGTGTGGCATAGGCACTCGATGAAGTTCACCGCATAATCCGCTGCGTCCTTATCGTAGACGGAGTCCTTGGCCTTGAACTTCGTGGGCTTGTATTTCTTCAGCTTTCGCAAATCATCACCTCCGATGGGCATAAAAAATGACCTGCCTTCCGGCAAGCCGTCGTATCGTTCTATATGAGAGACAGAGCCTTTCGGCTCCGCTCTTCGGGGAATCCCCGATTCAGTTGTACTGGTAAAGGAGGATGCTGTAGGCCATTCGCGTGGGCTCGTCCTGCGGTTCGACATCCCAGCCTCTGTCGTAGTTGGCGGTGATGATGCCGTTCACCTTAATCATGAGCTTGCTGATTTTGCCTCCGTTGATGCCGTAGGTCTCGCTGGGCTCGTCGTAGTGCTTGACCCAGTAATGGCAGACCGTGTATCTGTCCTTGTCCTTCGCATCCGGGATTCCGATAGTTCCTTCGCTCCACATTGTCCAGCCCTCCTCAGTTCGCCTTGCGGACATCGACCAGCCAGTTGGCGGAGGGGTGGCTCTCGCCGTCGTAGCTCTTGCCATCCCAGCCGCCAAAGGTGAAGGTAACCTTCTCGGCGGTCTTGTGGAAAAGCTGCTCGAATTCCTCGCGGCTGATGCTGGTGTTCCAGTCGCCGATGGTTCCGAAGTGTGCTCTCAGTTCGTAAGCGTTTTTCATGGTGTTTGCCTCCGTTTTTCTTTGTTGTTTTTCCTTTCGGTGACTGTATATTCGCTCTAAAAGCACATAATAGCAAGTCAATTATCGGGCATATACTGAACAAATATCGCGGAGGATTCTTGTGTAATATACGACCAAAAGAGCCATCCGGCTCTCTTGGCGGCAAGGGCTTATTCATCGCCGAACATGATGAAGCGAACGTACTCCTTGCGGTGCTCCTCCAGGTAGCAGACCAGTTCGTAGAAGTCCCGGTCAAAGGCCAGCCGCTGTACCGTCCGAACATCGAACATGTTGGTCAGGCCGGTGTCCCTGATGGCGAGAATCTGTTCCCGGATGGTCTCAGTCATCGGAATCCACCGCCCTTTCATTTTCGTTGAAAATTGTGATGAGGATTCCCACAGCATTGATGTTTTCAATTCCTGTCGAGCGCTTTTCGTGACGGATGAATACCTTTTGCCCGATTATCCGACATCCTTCGTTTTCAAATAGGTGAGCATATTTGCCCTTATTGAAAGCCGAGTCTGTGACAATGATAGATTCGATTCTTGCTTCACGAAAGGTTTCAATATAATCATGAAAATCTTTCTCCCAAGGCAAATCTCTGGATTCGACAACCTCCAGGCCATTCGCTTTGCTTTCCTTCCAGGCGTTGTATGCTGTAATTTGACCGCGTGAAAATGGGAATGGAAAATGTTGCTCTCGTTCCTCCCATGCGATAAGAGCTGCCTCATTGTTTCCTTGATGGAGCAATGCTTCTCTCTCTTTTATGCGCTGGTCTTTAGCAATCTGGTATCCAATGCCGATATCGCGCATCATGCCAAAATATCCATCTGAATAGGCGCTAATCATCCCGCAACACCAACCTTCCCGGACTTGAAGGCACTGGAACCGGAGAGGTTCCGGAGCAGGATTTTCCGGTCGGCCTTGTACGCGTTGCCGATGAAGCCCAGCCGGAGCAGGAAGCAGCGGAAGGCGTACTTCTCGTTGCCCACCGGCTTCTCCTTGGCGGTGATGCGCTTGGCATCCCTGGACATCTGGCAGAGCGCAGCGATGAAGTGAGTGTAGGCGGTGGTCTCCTCCGGCTGTGGTTCGGAGAACCACGGAAAGGCAATGCGGTCTTCCAGAAGCTCGAAGCGCAGGTCGTCGATGCCCAGCGCCTTCTTGATGAGGCTGCCCTTGGCATCCAGCAGCTTGGTCAGGTTCCCGACCTGAACCTTGTCGAGCGGAACCTCGACAGTGAGGCCCACGCTTCCGTCCTGTGCCGCGTTCTCCGGTTCCTCGGCTTTTCCCTCCGGGGCCTCGCACTCGAAGCCTGCAGCCGCAATGCCTTCCAACACCCGCTCGACCTCCTCGCTGTCGGCGCGGTCATCAAAGAGCAGAGTGCCATCCTTGGTGACGGTAAAATAGTCGATTTCGTAATTGCAGGTCGGCATGAACTTGTAGACCGCCTTGACTCCGGTGATGCCGGAAATGCTCTTGACCAGCTCTTTGCGCTGGTCGCCGGTCACGTTGTACTTGATTTCCATGGTGAAATCCTCCTGTGCATGTTTTCCCCCTTCGGGGTAGTCACATATTCGCTCTACAGGCACAGAATAGCAAGTTGATTCTAAGGCATAAATCCGACAAAGATGTGCCCCGGAATGTGTGTGATAGTGACAATCAGGAGGCAGGCTCGACGTCCTTCACCAGTGCCGAATACGGTAGCTTTTCTCCATTGCGGAGGACATAGACGCCATCCGTGTCTCCGGTATCATCCACATATCTGCGGAGAATGACGGATGCGTATTTCTCGTCGAGCTCCATCGTGCAGCAGGTGCGGTTTATCTGCTCACAGGCCATGAGCGTGGAGCCGCTGCCGCCGAAGGTGTCGATGACGATGGCATTCTCCTGCGTGGAGTTCCCGATGGGATAGCCCAGCAGGTCGAGCGGCTTGGAGGTCGGATGGTTAGCGTTCCACTTGGGTTTGGCAAAGTTCCAGATGGTGGTCTGCTTCCGGTCGGAGTACCATGGGTGCTTTCCATTCTGCATGAAACCATAGAGCACCGGCTCGTGCTGCCATTGGTAGTCCGAACGGCCCAGCACCAGAGAATCCTTCACCCAGATGCAGCACCCGGCGAGATGGAAGCCCGCATCAATGAAGGCTCTGCGGAAATTGAGGCCCTCGGTGTCCGCGTGGAACACATAGGCAGCACCGCCCTTTTCGAGGTGGTCGGCCATGTTCTTGAACGCAGCCAGCAGGAAATTATAAAATTCCTCGTCCTTCATGGAGTCGTTCTGGATGGTCAAGCCGCTGGCACTCTTGAAGGAGACGCCATAGGGCGGGTCGGTCAGGATGAGATTTGCCTTCCGGCCATCCATGAGCGCCGTCACATCCTCAGCGCTGGTGGCGTCACCGCACATGAGCCGATGCCTGCCGACCGTCCAGATGTCGCCGCGCTCCACAAAGGCCGCCTTCTCCAGCGCTGCACTCAGGTCGTAATCATCATCTTCTGCGTCGGTATCGCTTCCGGCCTTGAACAGGTCGGCCAGCTCCTTCTCATCAAAGCCGGTGAGGGAGACATCAAATGCCTCGCACTGCAGCGCTTCGATTTCCACTCGCAGGAGCTCTTCATCCCAGCCTGCGTCCATTGCCATGCGGTTATCAGCGAGGATGTAGGCTTTCTTCTGTGCCTCAGTCAGATAATCCACGAATACGCAGGGCACCTCCGTGATGCCTTCCTCCTTGGCAGCAAGCAGACGACCGTGACCGGCAATAACGCCATAGTCACGGTCGATGATGATGGGATTGATAAAGCCGAATTCCCGTAGCGAGGAGCGGAGCTTCATAACCTGCTCCGGCGAGTGCGTCCGGGCATTGTTGGCATAGGGCACCAGTTTGCCGATGGGCACCAGCTGCATATCAGTCGTTGTTTTCATACGAGCCCCCATTCTGCGAACTTCTCGAAGCCGCCGACAGAGCGGACGTAATTTCGACAGATTTCGACGACTTCCGCAAACGGTCTGCCGTCCACGGTGTCATCCCCGATGGCGCAGCAGAGCTCCACAGGCTGGCCGGTCTCCTGCGCCTTGAGGAAGGCGTACACATTCACGGATACATCCGCTTTCGAGAGGTCTTTCCCGTGCAGGCCGCCACCGGTGATGCCGTCTGCCATATCGGAGCCCAGCTTCCGGTTGGTCGCGCCGGAATCCACATCAGTGCCACCTGTCCAATCGCCGAGCGGGTTGACCTCGGCATTGGGGAACAGCGCCTTCAGCTCCTCTGCGGGTGCATTGCTCTGGCAGAGGATGAGCCGGTCTCCATCCAGAATGTATTTACCGTCCGTGTGGTATCGCTCGTAGATGGAGCGGGCGATGCCGGAGAGCTTCCGCTGCTCCGGTGTGATACACATTCCTTTGAAGATACCGTTGTCACCGCAGCGGAAGCCATCACGCTGGTTATCAGAGAGATGCGCGTCTTGGGCGACCTCCGTGTAGTCCAGTGCAAGGTTCCCGGCGATGCGGTGGACAATGCTTTCAACATCTACTGCGGACAGGAGCGTCGAGGTTTCCGCAATAATGTGACAAACGTGATGGCCGAGCAGGACTTCTACGGCGATGCGCGGGTCGGGCTCCTGCGCATAGGCAAGGTCGACCAGAGCACCGGCGATGCGGTCTGCGATTTTATCCGGATGGGCCGGATTCACTTTTTCATACATAGTCAGCTTCCTTTCCGCGCCCGGAGCAGTCGTTCCATCGTATCATCCATCGGAGTGACACAGGTGTACTCGGTCGCGCAGTTTTCTTTTACGATTTGATATATCTCCATCCAGAGCCGGTTGGTCTGGCTCATAAAGTTCTGACTCATCGCCACATAGGGCGAGTGTATCGCGCTGCCGGTGGTGGGATGCTTGGCCAGAAAGCCGAACTCTGTCACGGCCTCCTCGCACTGTATCCAGCGGGCCACACTCATGGCGTAGCGCTCCAGAATCTGTGGAGATACCAGAGAGGCGCAGCCTCGCTCGGCCAGCCACTCCCAGGTCTCCTTGTAGATGTCCTCGGCGACCAGCGCCTTGCCATCCTTTTGAACAGCGGAGAGCATTTTGGACGGCTTCGGCATCGCCTGACCCTCCAGCTCGGCAGCGCGGTCATCGAAGCTGATGACCGTAAGCGCCCGTTTGCCGGGATTGCCCTCTGCAATCTTGTCTGCTAAGGGCTTTTTCTTGGCTCCGGCTCCAATACGGGCACCGCCACGGTTGGTACCGTCCTTTGCCATTTCGATTCACCTCCAGTTGCCGGGGTATATTCCCCGTTTGAAATCGCGTTTTTGTGCGCGAAGGCCCACGCCCGTTCCACGGGAAAAAGGCCGTAGAGATTTTGACCGCCCCTATCGGGTCTCCCGATTATGCCAGCGGTCGCCGCGTTCGGCATGAATCCGCGCATGGCACTCTTTGCAGAGGGCCATCAAATTACTGCGGTCGTGTGTTCCTCCCTGAGAGAGCGGGAGCTTGTGGTGAATCTCCTCGGTTGGCGTGTACACACCTTTCGCAAGGCAGACCTCACACAGTGGGTGCTCCGCTGCATAACTGTCCCGGATGCGTTTCCATGCCCGTCCGTATCGGCGCTTGGTGGCGGGGTCACGGTCGTAGCGTTCATAGCGCTGGGCTTCCAGCTTCTCGTGTTCCGGACAGAAGCGTCCGTCCGTCAGGTTGGGACAGCCGGGAAAAGAACAGGGCCGCTTGGGTTTCTTGGGCATTTCGCAATCACCTCCGGGGATAGAAAAAGCCTCTGCAGGATTTTTCACACGAAGGCTTGGCCCTATTTTTCACACTACCATAATACCACTTATCAATGTGCCATTCCGTGCCAAAGTGTGCCAACTTTATTCTGGCGGCTGAAAATTTCTAAGGGCCGACGCATGGATGCGATGAACCGTCCGCATGGATACGCTCATCAGCACCGCAATCTTCTCCCAGCCGTAATTGTTGATGTACCGGAAGCGGAGAAGGAGCTGTTCATCCACGCTCGGCAGATGAGAAATGGCCTCGCTGATTTCGGCCTTCAAATCTACCAGTCGGTCAATCTCCGCGTTTATCTTTCGTTCCGCATCGATGATTTTGCAGATGGTCTTCTCGAAGGGTGCTTCCGTGCTCCGCGTTTTGGACACCTGAACGCCGTCATAATTCACACCGCTCAAGCTGGTGGCCAAGTCGCGCAGCCTGTCCAGCTCGGACAGGTCAGAATTGATGCGCTCGTTCAGCCGGTAGGCTTGGGAGAGATATTGCTTTGCAGTCATCTGGCGATTCCTCCTTCCTGAATTCTCTTCATAAGCGCCTCGCCATCCAGACCGGAGAGCAGTTCAAACCATCCGGAACGGAAGAATCGCTCAAGGCTCTGGAGCTCGGCTTGGTGGTTGATATAGGTTTCGTGCTGCTTGTCCTCTTTGCTCCTCGGTGGATTCTGTCGAAACCAGTCGAGCTCGGCATCGTAATCCTTTGTCGCCAGCACCACGATGGCGTGGGCCAGCCGGATATAAGCGTCATCCACGGCTCACACCTCCAGCGTCACTTTGACCGCATCGATAAGCGCGGCCTGCGTTCTGTCCTTGGCCTCCAGCGCCTTCAGGATGCGCTCATCGATGGTGCCCTTGGTGATGATGTGCTGTATCACCACGGTGCCGGAGCTCTGACCCTGCCGCCACAGTCTGGCATTGGTCTGCTGGTAGAACTCCAAAGACCACGTCAGGCCGAACCAGATGAGGGTGGAACCACCGGCCTGCAGGTTGAGACCGTGACCGGCGGAGGCCGGATGAATGACGGCCACCGGGATTTTGCCGCCGTTCCAATCGGCGATGTCCTTGCTGGATTTCAGCTCCCGGACGTCAAAGCGCTTTTTGATGCGCTGCAGGTCGTGCCGGAACCAGTAGGCCACCAAAATCGGCTTGCCGTTGGCGGATTCGATGATGTCCTCCAGTGCGTCCAGCTTCCGGTCATGAAACTCTATCGTGTCGCCGGTATCGGCATAGATAGCACCGTTGGCAAGTTGGGCCAGCTTTCCGGTCAGGGCCGCTGCGTTGGCAGCAGTCACCTCGCCGTCCGGGAGCTGCAGGATGAGCGCCTGTTTGAGCTCCTCGTACCGGTCGGCCTCCGCATCGGAGAGATAGACCTCGTAGCGGGTGGAGACCAGTTCCGGCATCTTCAGGTGGTCGGTAGATTTCATGGAAATCGTGATGTCGGAAATCCGGCTATAAATGGCGTCCTCCGCTCCCGGCATGGGCTTGTAGGAGTAGATGATTTGCCCGTTGCGCTTGTCCGGGAGGAAGAAGGCGTTCCGGTACTGCGTGATGAAGCGTCCGAGGCGCTGACCCATATCCAACAGCCGGAACTCGGCCCACAAATCCATGAGGCCGTTGGAGGACGGGGTGCCGGTCAGTCCGATGATGCGCTTGACCTTGGGTCGGACGCGCAGCAGAGCTTTAAATCGCTTGGACTGGTGATTCTTGAAAGAGGACAGCTCGTCAATGACCACGGTATCGTAGTCAAAGGAAAAACCGCTGCTCTCGATGAGCCAGCTCAGGTTCTCTCGGTTGATGATGGTGATGTCGGCGCTGACCATCAGGGCGGCCCGCCGCTCTCTGGCGCTGCCTACGGCCACGGTATAGGTCAGCTCTTTCAGATGCGCCCATTTCTCGATTTCCGCAGGCCAGGTGTCGCGGGCCACCCGTAGCGGTGCGACCACCAGAACGCGGTGGGCCATAAAGCTGTCGAACAGCAAGTCGGCGATGGCTGTCAGGGAGATGACCGTTTTGCCAAGTCCCATATCCAACAGGACAGCGGCCACCGGATGCTGCTCGATGTAATCGATGGCGTAGCTCTGATAGTCATGAGGCTTGAAGTTCATCCAGCATCCCTCCAATCTGCTCAGTGTGGTCGATGACATACACTCGGAAGCCCAGCGACCGCAGCAAGCGGTGCCGTGCCAACTGGAGCGGGCGCGGAGCCTTTCCGGGTGCCTTCAGTTCTACAAAGGCGATAACGCCATCAGGTAATAAGACAAGGCGGTCGGGCATCCCGTCGAAACTCGGAGACACGAACTTCACGGCGATGCCACCGGCCTTTTTTACCATCAGGGATAATTTTTTCTCGATTTCTTTTTCTCGCATAAGCGCTCCTTTTTTCTGGTCGTGCAAGGTGTATCAATGCCAATACAAAACTTTTTCTTAGGAAGATTTTTATAGCTCTTAGAAAAACTCTGTAAAACACATTGATACACCTTGTCATAGTGGCTATCAGGTCAGAAAATCGTCTCCTGCATCGTCCGTGTCTGTCCGCAGCCGCACTCCCTTGAAATACCGTTTCCGGTTCAGGGTCACGCGCTCATATCCGGCGCTCTCCATCGCAAAGTAGAAGTCTGCCGTGCTGCGCACATACTCGTTGGTATCGATGCAGTAGTTCCGATACGCCTGATACAGCGAGGAGGAGCTCTCCCGGAATCCGTCGCCGGTCTCGCACTTGTCCTCCATGAAATGACCGAACCAGTCGTTCTGGCTCCGATATTCGTCGATGGCCGCCTTCACGCAGGCCGGGACAGGAATCTGGTAATCGAGGTCGATGACTTTTTTGGCACCTTCGATGACCCACGTCAGAATGCTCTCTCCGGCATTGTCGTAGAGATACTCGCCGTAGTTCTTGATGTCGCTCTTGCCGGTAATCTTGGCGTTGAACGGGATAACGATGAGCCTGCGCCAGATACCGTCATCGGATGCGCTGACGCGAGGCAGGTGGTTGGTGTACAGCACCAGCGTGTGACAGGGCTTGAAGGAGAAGGGGTCTTTGTACTTCTTTTCCGCGAACACATCGTCCGTGGAGCAGAGCTGTTTGACGGTGGAGTCATTCAGGCGGGCACCTTCCTGCATCTCGGCAGCGATGAGGAGCCTCTTTCCCTTGACCTCGGCCATCTCCGGCTTGATGTTCCTGCGGCAGCCCACGGTCAGGGTGTCGGCGGAGATGTTGCCGCTGTAGAGGCCCAGCACACGGGACACCGCATTCCAGAAGGTGCTCTTACCATTCCGGCCATCTCCGTAGGCGATGATGAGGGCTTCCACATACACCTTGCCTATGGCAGCCAGCCCGCAAATCATCTGTACATAGTCGATGAGTTCCTGATTGTGCTGGAAGATAAGGTCGAGGCAGTCCAGCCAAATTATCTGGCCCTTCTGACCGGGCGTGACCGAGGTGATTTTTGTGATGAAATCCTCCGGCGAGTGCTCCCGCGCTCCGGCCATGCCCTTGCGCAGGTCGTAGGTGGCCTCCGGGGTGTTGAGGGCAAAGCAGTCCGCGTCCAGGTCTCTGGGCGAAATCTCCAACATGGGGTGGGACTCCTTCAGGGCCGAGGTGATGTATTTGGAGTCCCGTCGCTTGATGACGAACGCCTGGTATGCCTTCGCCGCCAGATACTCCTGAAACGCCGCCAGCTGCTCGTCGCTCATGAGCTGTTCGGCTTTGGCCTTGGAGGTGCCGTCCAGAATGGTCTGGGCACCGTTGCTCTTCATCTTCATCAGCGCGGAGAGCAGGTCGCGGTTGGCCTCCTTCATCTGACGACGGGTCAGCTCGTGGGCGACTGCCTGCGCACCCGGTTCCGATTCCTGCCAGTAGTGGTCACTGTAACGGATGAAGTGAGTCGCCGGAGAATAGCGGAGCTCCCCGGAGAAGTAACGGGCCATGACCTCAGCCTGCCCGACGTCCGAAAAGTCCTCCGGCTTATAGCTACTGGGGTCGTTATATGCTTCCGGCGGGACGTAACCTGCCTGTTCCCGGATGCGGGAGAAGAAGCGCTGGGCGCTGTGCCAGATGGTGTTCAGTTCACCGTTCTCCAGCGGAGGGACACACTTGGCGGCCTCGTCCAGAAACGCCTGATACGCCTCGTCTGTGTCACCGTATTTCTTGATGACGCGACCGGCAAAGCGGGACATGGTGGCGTTCCGGCTGCCCTCCGGGATGACGGTGCTCTGACCGAAACCGCCGTCCGGCAGCTCGGAGTCAAAATCGTCCTCCTCCAGAAATTCGGTCAGGTTCATCCGGCCTGGATAGAGCGCGACCTCTGCTGCGGTGGTGCCGAAGAAGAATCGGGCGGCATCCAGCGCATTGGTGTCAAAGTACGGGAAGATGGAGTTGACCAGCTTCTTCATATCGCTGTAGAGCGCCGGGTCGGTCACATAGTCGATGGGAAAGAGCACATGGAATTTGGGCCGCGCAGCCTTCCCGTTCTTCTCCCGCATATGGAAGCGGCTGAAGTGAACGGCAAAGGTGACGCCGGGAAAGTGCTGGGGTACGTCCTCCGGGGTAATCCAGTCCTCCGGGTTCTCCGAGTGGTCGTTGTCGCAATCCACCGGGAGACAGTCGCTCCCGATGAAGTTGTCGCCGTTGCGGTAGCTGTTCCGGTACTCAGCGCAGACATAGTCGTGGCAGACGGCGGCCTTCAAAGAGGCTTCATCCAACACCACCTGCTTGTGCAGGTAGGAGCAGTTGCCGGGATTGCCGGTGACGTCGGCGCTATAAATCGTGAACATCAGTCATACACCTCCGCTGCTTCTTCCTCCAGAACCTTCGTGATGAACTTCAGCGCCCGAATCGTGGTCTCCAGCTCACAGTCGCCGCCGAGGATGACCTCAAAGCCGGGGCCGCCGTATTTGTTGACATAGCTTCGGACTTCCATATCCGTGCTGGCCGCGTCCTCGATGCGGAAGTAGGTGCGCCCGCCGTGGCCGCTGTCACCGCCCTGATAGCCGGTGGTGCCCGCCTCGACTTCGAGGATATTGGCGCTGACCACGTCGCGGGTATAGGTGGTGAGCTCGGTGCCGTCCTTCAGGATGCGGCTGTTTTCTCTGATTTCGTACATGGTCTCAAACCTCCTGACAATCTTCGGTGAAGTAGCGCAAGCGGTAATTCTTCCACTTGGCCCGTCTGATTTCTGCCTGCATACCGGCAGAAATTCTGCTGCCGAATACCCACACCTCAGAGCACTTGCTCATGATGGCGTTTCCAAAGAAAAGCCCAAGCTCCCGCTCGTCCGGGTCGGCATCGTCCAGAAACTGCGGAAAGAACAAATGTGGCGCGATGGGGATATAGCCCTTGTCCACGGCAAACCGGCTGTAGCGTCTGGCGGCATCTACGTTTCCTGCGATGTCCCCAGCGTAGG